GACCGCTAACTATCAATTAGCACCCATGCCCGCTGCTGCAATATGCTTACCGCTCCTAGGTACTGGAGCGATTTTGTGGACATGGAAGAACACTGATCGTCGAGCCGTCGCGTCAGTTGTTATGGAGAGATCCCAAATACATCTGGTAATCCAATCGGATGTTGTGGTTGATGCCCTCCAAAGCGCGTGTGTGCCGGAACCCATGAAGGTTCCTGGTCATACACACCCCAATGCCGCAGGATTGAGAACCGCCGCTCGTCAGTACGCCGAATTAGTTGCGTTACAGACTGGAGCCTCCTTATACTCGATTGAGATGTCAAAATCCGATCAACGTAAGGGGATGCGTGGATCAAGACAGTGGCGTTGGAGCAAGGACACAAAGGCGGACAATAGGAGAGACAAAATGACACCTTATGACATCGGATGGATCTGTGACGTCGATTATTATATCGATATGCCAGCACTTCTGTCAGATGATCCCAGACCATACCTATTGTACACCACTGTTCCCGACGTAGCCTCGTCTGGTGGCACAGATGATATAGCTTTCTGCTTTGATCAAGAAGGCCGTCTCATTTCCACCGTGAGCGGGTCTGGCCATTATTCCCATCAGCTATGGGATTATGGTGTGGACTCATTGTTAGCCACTAAGACGATTTTGGGCATACCTGTGAGCTCAACCACTTATGCAGTTGAACGGAAACAGGTTGCTGCCCACCGCCAGGTAGTATGCCTGGTACCGCTACGCCGTTTTGGAATCCTTGGTTCCATTCTCGCACGTTGGTTGTTGGAGGAGAAACCTTTGCGCCGTTTTGATCCCGTTGTAGTTGGATCTGATGGTGAAAAGTTTATATCCTTCACGGTGATGAAGGAAGGGGAAAAACACATTACTGTGTCTAGACCCAATTCCTATGTTTGCGCCACCGTACCGTGTGAGACTTCAGATGCAATTGCTGAGGTAGCAAGATTAGGCACTACCAAGCTAATGCTGCCCACTGTCGAGAGTCATCTCGAGCGTGGGCAAAGAAAAGCTGCGGTAGTGATGACTGCTTACCATAGGGCCTTGTGTGGTCCACCAAAACATTGCGTCTATCCTGTAGAACATTCTGTGAGGTCGTACTCGTTTAAGACGAGGGGATATGATCAGAATGTTCGAGCAAAGTTATCTGCTTTCATGTCCCCTTTGGTACATGGTGCTTTCTGTCCGACCAATGAGTTGGCATCAGAACGCCAGGCAAAGAAGGGACGAATAGATAACCTAAAACAACAGGAGCCAGGGTACCATGCTTTTCGAGAACAGTGTGTCCGTGAGTTCGCCGATCTAGTGGTTGGCGGGTGTCGCTTAGTTCCCGTTCAGTATGAGGATATTGAACTCAAACAAACCGGTGCTGCCCAAAGGCTTTCTTTGAGAAAGGCTGTTGTGCAGGGAAGAATGGATAAAAGGGTTGTAAAATCTTTTATCAAAGCTGAGGCGTATTCAAAATGCGCTGATCCTAGAGTCATCACAACATTTGACGATAAGGTAAAGCTTGGTATTGGTCATTTCACCCTAGCGCTTGCCGCTCACTGTAAGTCTTTTGATTGGTACGGTCCTGGGAAAACACCAATCCAAATCGCTCATAGGGTTGCCACCATCTGTAAGGATGCTGATTTTGTTAATCTGTCAGACTACACACGGATGGATGGCACCATCACTGAGACGATCAGGAGGGTGGACCGGGCAGTCTTCATGCTTGCATTTCCAGACTACCGCACCGAATTGAATGAATTGCTCAAACTTGGTTACAACAACACAGGATTTTTACCTTTTGGCACCAGATATGAGCAAGGAACTAGTCAAGGATCTGGAAACCCTGACACTAGCGTCGCGCAAACCTTGCGAGCAGCATTCACATCGTATCTCGCATACCGAAACCTCGTCACACCATCGGGAGGAAAACTCAGCCCACAGGAAGCTTTCTCAGCACTGGGATTGCATAACGGTGACGATGGCATTGATGCTAACCTCCCCCAGTCAAACTTTGAGTGGGCCGCTGGAAAAGTTGGACTTAAGTTGGAGGCCTCTCTGGTTCAAAGAGGATCACGAGGGGTCAATTTCTTGGCACGCTACTATTCACCGGAAGTCTGGAATGGATGCCCTGATAGTATGTGTGACCTCAAGAGACAACTATCCAAGTTCCATACAACGGTTCGCTTACCAGAAAACGTCACTCCTGAGCAGAAGTTGGTCGAAAAGTCCAGGGCGTACTTGGCAACAGATCGTAATACCCCAATCATCGGTCCGTTGTGCAAGCGTGCTCTACGACTGTCAGACAAGGTGCCTATGTTGCACCTTAAGCGGACCAAACCACTATCTGGAGTCGCTCACTGGTGGAGTCAATTCGATGATAGCGTCCAGTTTCCGAACGAAAACGTTGGAGGATGGATGGATTTCGAGTTGTGTTGCATGCTTCCGACCTTCGACAGGGGCTTATTCAGTCGTTGGTTGGCTACCACCCGAACGGTCACGAGCCTTCTTGAAGCTCCGCTATGTGCTGATATCGAAGCCGCACCAGACACAATCGTTGATGTCGTTGTTGATGGCGCGACTCGGTATGCACGAAAAGAGCGAGTCGATAAGAATGAGGAAAGACCGGAAGGAAGTGGATCTCGCAAGAAGAGGGTCCGCCGTAGCAAACAGCGGAAAGTACGGACCAAACCTGGTAAGGAAAGTGAGACCTAATTTCACAACCTACCAACAAGAGGAGACGAACCTCTAACGAAC